TTACTCGGCCCGCACGCCCTGGAGGGCGCCGGCCACCAGGGCGCCAATCGCGCCGGCCGCGGTCACGACGTGGGCCGCGGTGTCCGGATCGGACAGGAACGCCGCCAGGGCCGGGCGACCGGCGAGGCCGGCCGCGACCGCGCCCGCCGCGAGCAGCCCGGCCACGACGCCGGGGGTGAGGATCTTGCGCATCGAAACACCTCGGGGGATGCGCCGGAGGCCGCCGGCGCGCGGGAGCGGGATCAGGCGGCGGGGGCCAGCCGGGTCTGGCGCAGGGCCTCGGCGCGCACGCCGGCGACGCGGCGCGCCCAGCCGCGGCCGAAGCTCGGCCAGGTCGAGAGGCGGCGCAGGAAGGCGAGGCGGTCGGCGCAGACGAGCTGCACGAGGTCGGCGCTCGCTCGCGCGTGGATCGCCTTCAGGCTGATGGGGCCGAGCCGGCCATCGTCGGCGACCCCGGCGGCGCGCTGGAGCGCCATGATCGCCCGCGCCGGGCCCGAGTTCACCGCGAAGTCGAACACGGCGACGTCCAGGCCCGCCGGCAGCTCGTCGCCGCGCACCGCGTTCCAGTACCGGGCCCGGTAGATCGGCCCGACGCCTGCCGGCGTCAGCGCCTTCACCTCGGCCTTCGTCGCCGGCCGGCCGAGCCAGTCGCCGAGGGTGCCGATCGTCACGCCGAGATTGGTCGCCCCGCCGGGATCCTTCGGATGGTCGACGTAGCCGCCCTCGTGGCGCAGGACGAGCGCGAGCGCCCGCCCGAATGTCTCTGCGGCCATGGTGATGTCTCCGGGCACGAAAAAGCCCGCCGGTGAGGGCGGGCGGTGGACGATCAGAGAGAGGGTCGGCGGCTCAGGGCAGGCGGTGGAGGCCCCACCCCGAGTCGGCCGCGGCGAGATAGCCGTCTGCGCCGGTGAACCGCGCCGCCACCGTCACGACGTCGCCGGCCGCCAGCACCAGCACCGCCGACAGCCCCAACGCCGTCACCTCGCTCACCAGCGTGCCGGTCGCCGCCGCCCGGCCCGCCCCGGCCGCCGCGCCGTTGCGCTCGAACCGCAGTTCCAGCGCGCTCGGTGCGCTCGTGCCGTTGCGCCGGTAGGTCAGCCCGGCCTGCACCGCGTAGGCGCCCGCCAGCGGCACGGTGATGCTGTTGGCGCCGGCGTCGAACGCGCCCTGGTCGTTCGATGCCGCCTCGTTGAACGGCACCCGCGTCCAGGCGTCGGCCGACAGGTAGGCGTCGAAGTTGATGCGCGCCGCCACCGTCACCACGCCCGGCCGGCGCCACGCCGCGCCGTCATAGGCGTAGAGCGCCGCCTCGTCGGCGACGTAGGCCAGCCAGCCCGGCCGCGCCACGAACGAGCGCCACGCGCCGTCCTCGAACCGCACCACCCGCCCGGCCCAGCCGGCCCAGGCGCCGCTCGGGGCCGCCGAGGCGATCAGGTAGCGGTCGCCCTCGGCCGGGTCGGCCGGCGGCGCGGTGCGGTCCTTGTCGCGCACCGCGAGCTGGACCAGCGTGTCGAGGGCGCCCAGCGCCTCGTTGTGGGTGATGTGCTTCTGCGCCTGCGCCGCCGCCAGCAGCGGCAGCGCGAGCAGCGGGGTCGCGTCCATCGGGTCGCCTCAGAGATGCAGGGTGGTGCGCAGGGCCGCGCCGCGGCCCCAGGTGGTCGAGAGCTGGAACAGCGCCAGCGACACGGCCGCGACCGGCCCGCCGGCGTCGGCCGCCTGCATCGCCGCGGTGTAGGTGACGGCCGGCTCGCTCGCCGCGAGGGTGCGCAGCACCGACCCGTCGCCGGCCAGCACGTCCAGCTCGTAGGCTTCGCGTTCCTCGGCGAGCGGCACTTCGGCCTGTTCCCACGCGTCGCCGTCGAGGCGGGTGCGGCGGATCCAGGTCAGCGCGAGGTCGCCGTTGCCGAGCCGCCGCGCCCGGGCGTGGGCCGGCGCGTAGGGCCGCAATCCCACGCCCCGCACCGTCAGCGGTGCCGCCTGCCACGACGCGGCGTCCGGCGGCTCGCCGAGGGGCCCCCAGCGCACGACCTGCGGCAGGGTGCGGGTGGCGAGCGGCGCGCCGGATTGCACCAGTGCATCGGTCAGCACCACGAACGCCGCCCCGGCCGGGATCACGTCGGCCATCACCGCCTCCGTCCCGAGCTGGCCGCGCAAGAGCCGCGACAGGCGGTAGCGGCCCGGCGCCGCCAGCACCGCGCCCGCCCATTGCAGCACCTCCCACTCGCCGGACGGCAGGCGCAGGGCCGCGACGTTGGCGCCGGCCAGCACCGCGAGGTCGGTCGCCGCCGCCAGCTCGGCGCCGGCCGGCACCTCGACGTGGAGCGTGTTGACCCGGTCCCAGCGCCCGGCCGGGCCGCGATGCAGCGGCGCGGTCAGCCGCCCGACGATCGAGCGGGCGCCGAGCGTGGCGTCGTCCTCGAACGCCCCGCCGCCGACCGAGCGTTGCACCGCCACCGGCGACCACGGCGCGGTGTAGGCGGCGAGGTAGGGCGCGTGCGGGATCGCCGCGGAGCGCAGCATCGGCAGGTCGAGCACCTCGAACAGCCCGACCCCGGCCACGACCGGCGGCGACGGCTCGCGCGCCTCCGGGTTGCCATCCCGGTACGCGAACACGCCGGCATCGACCCGCACGCCGCTCGCCGGCCGGCCGCGCTCGTGCCCGAGCCGCGTCAGGCGGTACTCGGTCGCCTCGGCGCCGATCGCCACCACGTCGCCGGGATCGAGGGCAAGCGCCGAGGGCGGCAGGACCGTGACGACGCTCTCGCGCTCCGTCACCGCCTGGTAGAGCAGCGCCCGCGCCAGCCCGCGCGCCGCGCCGGTATCGAGCGCCAGCGGCAGCGAGACCCGCGAGACCGACGCCGCGCGCCCGTCGAGCCGGCGGGCCTCGACCGCGGCCGTCTGGTAGGCCCGGGTCGGGTCGAGGTAGCTCAGCGCCAGCACGCCCGGCAGCGCGGTCTCCTCGCCCCGGGTGCGCGTCAGGTCGGACCCGCCCTCGGACGCCACCAGCTCGTCCGGCCCGAACGAGGCCGCGACCGGCCCGGCGAGGGGCGCGAACACGAGCCGTCCCTGGCTTTCCGCGCCGTCGAAGAAGAACGCGGTGCGCAAGGGCGCGAGCGAGTCGCGCAGGGCCTGCACGTCGGTGATGGCGTAGCCCTGCACCACCCCGACCAGCCGCGACACGTCCACCGCCGCGCCCGAGCCGGCGCACAGGTCGGCCACCACCGCGGCCAGCGACGGCAGGCCGAGCCGGCCGTTGAGCCAGTGGCCGAGATGGTAGTTCGCCGCGTCCGCCCACGCCCCGCGTTGCAGCGGGAACTCCGGGTAGGGCCGGGCATCCCAGGTCCACAGATAGATCCGCTCGGCCGCCACCATGCGCCCGCCATAGGCCGGCGCGGCCGGGTTCACCGCCGGATCGCGCCAGTAGGCCAGCACGGCTTCGAGGGCGGCGCGCTGCACCGCCAGATCCTGCCGGCCGGTCGAGTAGTACGGCAGGAACGACTCCGACGACTTCGGATCGACGAAGACGTTGGGCTGGTTGGCGCCCTTGTCCACCGCCGGGCAGCCGAGTTCGGTGAACCAGACCGGCTTCGATCCCGGCACCCACGCGGTCGGGGTTGCGGCGCGCACGCCGCCCGGGCGGTCGTGGTGGGCGTTGCTCCACCAGCCGCGCAGATCCTTGACCCGGAACACCCAGTGCTCGCCATGCGCCGTGTCCGCGATCGGCGTGCGGATCTGGGCATCGCGGTCGGCAAGGCTCGCATAGTACCAGTCGAAGCCCTCGCCCCCGGCCACGTTGGCCCGCAGATAGGCCGGGTCGCAGGTCGAGGCGGTGCCGGCGCGGGCGTCGAGATGGTCGAAGCCGTCGCGCCAGTCGGCGAGCGGCATGTAGTTGTCGATGCCGACGAAGTTGATCGCCGGATCGGCCCACAGCGGATCGAGGTGGAAGAACACGTCGCCCGAGCCGTCCGCCGGGCGATGGCTGGCGTATTCGGTCCAGTCGGCGCCGTAGCCGATCGCCGTGCCCGGCCCGAGGATGGCACGGGCCTCGGCGGCGAGCGCCCGCAGGCGCGCCACCGCCGGGAAGGTCGAGGAATCCGAGCGCAGGGTGGTCAGCCCGATCATCTCCGACCCGATCAGGAAGCTGTCCACGCCCCCGGCGGCCTCCGCCAAGCGGGCGCAGGTCAGGATGAAGCGGGAAAAGCTCCACTCGGCGGGCTTGGCGCTGGTCACGGTCGCGCCGGTCCACGCCAGGTCCGCCCCCGTGGTGGTGCCGAAGAACGCCGCGACCGCGTCGGCCGCCGCGCCGGTCTTGTCGGGCGAGCCCGGCCGGCCGGGGGCCGGATGGCAGGTGATCCGCCCGCGCCACGGGAACGCCGCCTGCTCCGCCCCGCCATAGGGATCGGGCAGGCCGTTGCCGGCGGGAATGTCCATCATCACGAACGGGTAGAGCGTGACGAGGAAGCCGCGCCGCTTGAGTTCGTGGATCGCCTGCACCACCGACCAGTCGGCCGGCGCGCCACCCACCGCGGGCGTGCCATCCGCCAGCAGGCTGACCACCGGCGCACCCTCGCGCGTCAGACCGCCAGCCTGCCAGGGATGGCTGGTCACCTTGGCGGCCCGCTCGACCTTCGGGAGGATGCGGCAGGCGTCGAGCCGCAGGTCGGTGCCGTGCCAGGCCACCACCAGCGAGACGTGCCGGCACTGCGGCGCCTCGGCCTGCAACTGGTCGAGCGCCCGCGCGAGGTCGATCCCGCCCGAGACGGTGTTCTGGCCCGACAGGCTGCCGAGCCCCGGACTCGCGGTGACCGGCACGGTGGCATAGACGAACTCGCCCATCGCCGGGATCAGCGTCACCGCCGTCATCAGCTCCTCGAGCACCGGCGTGCCGGTGACGGCGGGCGGGCGGCGGATGATTTCGGCGGTGATGACCGGCACCCGGTTGCCGAAGGCGGCGAGCGGCAGATCCTCGAACACGAGGTAGGCCAGCCCGCGATAGGCCGGCGCCCGCCCGGCGCCCTCCACCGCCTCGATCTTTGGATCCGGCCCCTGGTCCTCGCCGCCGAGGTAGAGGCGATGGACATACCGCGCGAGCACCAGCGGCGTGCCGTCGGCATAGACTTGGCCGAGCCCGCTGATCGGCCCCTCGCACAGGGCGACCGCGACCGAGACGGAATACGAATACGTGACGTTGAACGTCTTCTGCGTCGGCATCCCCTTGCCGCCCGAGGTCTTCACCCGCTCGACGTGTTGCGTCTCCTTGAGCTTCGTCGCCCACAGGATCTGTCCGGCGACGCGGGTGCGGCCGTAGACGCGGGCGACCGCCGCGCCTTCGGTCGAGGCGGTCACGTAGAGGTCGGTGAGCCGCGGGCCGGTGTTGATCTGCGGCTTGGGGCGCGACCCGAACAGCGCCCGGTCGAGGAGCCCGCCGGCGAGGGTGCCGGCGACGCCGCCGAGCAAGCCGCCGAGCGGCCCGCCCAGCGCGGTGCCGGCGGCCTTGCCGGCATACGACAGGACGAGCGTGCTCATGCGATCCCCGGAAAGCGGAAGGCGGAGGCGCGCCGACGCATCCAGGCGTCGGGCATCCAGCTCTCGACCACGGCGTGGCCGTCATAGGCGTGGATCATCCGGCGCGGGCCGGTGAGGAGGGCGCAGTGCTTGGCCGGCAGGCCGGCGCGCCAGCGGAACAGCACCACGTCGCCGGCCTCGGCCGCGTCGGGGTCGATCTCGGCGAGATGGCGGCGGGCGGCATCCCGCAGCGTCTCCTGGCCGTGATCCTCGGCCCAGCTCGGCGAGTAGGGCGGCGGGGCCTCGGGCTCGGCGCCGTAAAGAGCGGTGTAGACGCCCCGCAGCAGGCCGAGGCAGTCGCAGCCGACGCCGCGGAGCGACGCCTGATGATGGTAGGGCGTGCCGAGCCAGGACCGCGCCTCGGCGACGATGCGGGCACGCGTGATGCCCACGCGGGTGATCTCAGCCGAGGCGTCCGCCATCGTTGCCGCTCCCCGAGGTCGCGCCGGCGGCGTAGTCGTTGCCCGGCAGGTGCGGGCAGCCGCGGAAGTTGAGGACGTTGGCGAACTTCGTCCGGCACGAGCCGAACGCCTTGTCGCAACCGGCGGTGACGGTGAAGGCGTCGCCGGCGGCGATCGGGGCGGGCATCGGCTGCCACAGCTCGATCCCGACCCCGGCGCGGTCGCTTGCATGCGCGCGCACCTCGGCGACGGCGCCGGCATTGGCGCCGGTGGTCCAGACGAGGCGCCCGGCGGTGAACCAGTCCGGGGCGAAGCCGTCGAGGCCGGCGGCGAGGAGGGCGCGGGGCGAGCGCGGTCGGGCGACGGTGGCGAGGCCGCGATAGGCCGGGGCGGTGGCGTCGAGGCCGCAGCGGGCATCGCCGAAGGCGGCGTCGCAGGAGCGTTGATAGAGCCGGCCGCGGGGCTGGTTGAGGCGGTCGGCGAGGCCGCGGACTTCCGCCGTGAAGGCGGTTCGCCCGCGGCCGACCTCGCCGAGATGGCCCGACAGGATCAGGACGCGGTTCTCGGGGGATTGCCAGTCGACGCGCCAGACCGCGACGGCGGCGCCGTCGAACAGGCCGCGGGCGAGTTCGCTGTCGGCGAGGCGCCCGTCCGTGAGGGCGCCCATGATCTCGGCGCTGTCGGGCGAAAGGCCGGCGGCCTGCTCGACGGCGCTGCCGGTGGCGCCGGTTCCGGCCGAGCACACGACGCCCTCAAGGGTGAGGTCTTCGTCATGGTCGGTGAAGCCGAGGCGCAGGCCGTCCGTGCGGGTGATGATCCAGCACTGGCACAGCGTCGTGACCCCGCTCGCGAGGCTCGCGGCGAGGCCGGGGGGCAGGGTTTTCATAGGGGGCCGGGGTGAGAGTGGGCCAGCGGAGCGGAGGTCCAGTGTCTACGGCCGACCCATCGCGGTCCCTGGGAAGGTCCACTTCCAGCTATAGACTAGGCCGAGGCTTATGACTGGATTAATGGGTTCCCTATCCATCTGCGGCCAGACGGCGGATGCACCGAAGCAACCATGGGCGTGAGCGATCAGTACGGCTCCCCTTACAGAGCCCTTACCTTTGCCGTCTGACACGGTACTTCCAGCTTCTTTCAAGCATTGGCAGCCATGTCCAAGCGCAAATTCAATTTATTTTCACAAAAAAATATTTTAATGCGATCCAAAACTAATTTAGTTAGAATTATTTTGTTTGATAGTGCTATAAATATGTCGGATACTGGCAGATTATATTAATTGATAAAGCAAATTTATTATATAGATATTGCCCGTGAAAATTGCCCCCGATTGCCGGTAGCACCTTGCGAAGATTGCGGCAAAGCTAAATAATGTTGCAGCGCTGACTCTGAATGATTGTGAGTGGCAATTCGCAGCCGTGGCAAACATCTTAAAATTGACAGACTGGTGGGTTCATTGATGGCAAGCGAGCAAGAAAATAAAGGGGTAACTGCAACTGAGCATTTGCTTTATAATCTATGCTTGAAATCTTTTTTGAGATTATGGAGTTATGCAAATCCATTTAAGGATGATGGTAATGAGTTCTGTGACGTAATCGCCGTATTTGATCGTCATGTATTTATATTTTTTGACAGATATAAATATCTCCCTGATCTGACTGAGGTCGATAATCCGCGCGTTAGTTGGGATAGGTGGAAGCGTAGAGCGATCGAAAGTCAAATCAAAACTGCTCATGGAGCAGAGCGCTATCTCCTCAGCGGTCGAAAATTATTCCTAGACGCAAAAAAAGAGAAACTTTTTCCTGTAACTTTCGATATTTCAGATGCAATAATACATAAAATAGTTGTGGCGCACGGTGCTGCAGAGGCCTGCAGGAAATTTTCAGAAAATAATATCTCCGGTAGTCTTGCAATTAGCTACAGTGACAAAAACATAGATGTGCCATTCCCATTCACAATCAATCTCGAAAAATCTAGACCTGTTCATATTTTGGACAGCAACACGTTGCCAATTATCCTGGGAGAGCTGGATACAGTAAAGGATTTTGCGAATTATTTAGATGCTAAGATTATGGCAATAAACAAGTACGAAGATTTGCTATATTGCGGCGAGGAGGATTTGCTTGCAAATTATTGGCTTAATATCGACGATCAAAACAAACATTTTATCGGGACCTATGATGAAAAAATCAATAGCTTCATGGTTGCCGAAGGCGCCTGGGAATCACTAAAAAAACGCCCTGAGTATAAAGCAACTAAAGAAGCTAATCAGCAATCATATTTTTGGGACGATCTCATAAATCGTACATGCGAGAATTTTTTAAAGGGCGTTTTGCTAGGTAATAGTGATTTACTGGAAGGCCGGTCTGCTATTCGCGAAATGGCAAAGGAGCCACGTTTTATAAGAAGGTCAATAGTAGAATTGATGTTTGGAGCTATTCTTAATTTCCCTAATAATCCAACAGAATTGATGCGACATATGAGGTTTATACCATCCCATGAAAAAGGAAAAGGGTATGTTTTTCTGCAAATATTTGTCCCACCCGGCTTCAGAAATAATAATTATGGCATCGATGAGCGAACTGTACGACAGGAAATTTTATTAATAGCATGCGGAGCTGCAAAAAATCACATGCCTGATTTACATACTATAATTGGCATTGGAATAGAGCCTCCTAAGATTAGTACTGCGATCGGCGAAGATTTTATTCTTCTTGATTGTACTGATTGGTCAAGAGAACGAGAAATGGAATTTAGGGAGAAAAATAAAGGATTTAATTTTTTTTCTACGCACACTTTACGACGTCATGAAGGGAAGACCACCGAATTTGTCAAACCATCACGTCGTCGCGCGAGGACACATAGAATTTCCAAGGTCGGCCGAAACGATCCTTGTCCATGCGGATCAGGTATAAAATTCAAAAAATGTCATGGCATCCACTCGGATTAACGTTTTTTATAATCCCAAGCCGAAGTTATTGAATAGGGAACGACTACTTTATTGGAGCGAAATTGGCACCTCGGTCGGCCAAGTTGTGTAGGGGCCGTAAAATTCGCCTCTGGGTGGCAGGCCGAGACTAAGTGCACCTATCTAAGCCGCCTATGCCCCTGCAAAATCAACCAGTTAGCGCGGGCGAGAGCTGGTTATGTTAAGGGCTCTAATTCTCGCCCTGCCCAGTCATTAAATCCAAAGCCTACCGGCGCAACTCGATGACCGGGATGTCCGCTACCATCCCGGCCTGCACCGCCTGATGATCCACCTCGATCCGGTCGGTCGCGAACCGCACCGGCACGTCGAACCGGAACCCGGCCGTCACCGCGGCCCCCGCGGCCGGCGGCGCCTGCAAGGTCACCAGCCCGGTCGCCGCATCGACCGCGAAGGCCGAGGCGGCCAGTTCCACCCCCGCCACCGCCACCCGCACCGTCCCGGCCACCGGCTTCACGATCGGCCGCCGGTACGGCGCGAAGGCCGCGCCGTAGGTCTTGGCGAGCGGGAACGCGACCGTGCCGCCGTCGCCGGTGCCGATCAACTGGTCGCCCGGGCCGATCTCCGCCCCCGCCGCGGCGGAGGCGTGATCGAAGGTGTCGCACCAGCGAAACCCGTGCAGCGGCCCGCGCCGCTCCTCGAAGAACGCGATCAGCGCCGCCACGTCCGCGGCCGATCGCAAAGCCGGCCCGACATTGTACGACCGGCGCGAGTGGCGCCACAGGCTGTTGCGCTCCTCGTCGCCCGAGCCGAGCGTGACGATCTCGGTGCGCCGCTCGGGCCCGCCGCGCGAGCCGTAGGACAGACGCAGGGGGAAGCGCACCTCGTGGAAGGCCGGCATGCTCACAGGCTCCTGGTGCCGCGCTGCACGGCGCGGGCGAGGGCGGCGGTGACCTGGGCTTCCGAGCGCAGGAAGCCGCCCACATCCGGGCTCTCGACCCGCATCTGCACCACCACCGGCGCCGGCGCGGCCGAGGCTCCCGCGGAACCACCGCCCGAAGCGGCCGGGCGCACCGGCACGATGCTGCCGTCGCGATCGGGCACGAACAGCTCGCGGCCGATCTCGCCGACCGTGTAGGCCCGGCCCGCTTGCACCGGGCCGCCCCCGGCCCGGAACCCGCCGAAGGCGCTCTTGAACAGGTCGTTGAGCACGCTCGCCCCGCCCCCGACCGCGTTGGCGCCCTCGCTCGCCGCCGGCGCGGTGCCGAGCAGCCCGGCGAGCGGCCCCTGGCCGGTGGCCAGCGCCTGCAACGCCGAGCGCGAGAGCTGCCGGCTCAGGCCCGACAGGATGTCCGACAAAGACTTGCCGTCGAGGATCGCGTCGCCGAGCGCGGTGGCGGCGGCGTCGCCGAAGTATCGCGCCGCCTCCGCCGCCTGCCGCTCGGCCTGCTCCAGGTTGAGCAGCTTGTCCTTGTACTCGGACGCCGCCTGCGACGCCTGGCGGATCGCCTCGGTCTGCGCGTCGGTCAGCGTGGCGCCGTTCTGGCTCGCCACCTCCTGCGCCTTGGCGAGGTTGATCGCGATCAGCTTCTCGGCGTTGCTGGCCTTGAACGCCTCGGCCTCGGCCTTCAGCGCCGCCGCCGCCTTCTGCAACTGGTTGATGAAGGTCTGCACCGGGTCGGACCCGCCCGCCTCGGCGCCGCCTGACTTCGCCGTCTCCGGCTTGGCAGGCAGCGGTTTCGAGCGGTCCCTGGGCACGTCGATCTGCGGCAGCGGCACGTCGGCGCCGGCGGCGGCGCGCCGGTCGCGCTCGCGGTCCTCGGGCGTGATCTCGACCACGCCGTTCATGCCCCCGAGCCCCATCGCCTTGGCGACGTCGTAGATCCGCTGGAACACCTCGGCGTTGCCGAGCGCCGTGATCGCGTCGCCGACCGCCTGGACATACTTGTACAGCCCGGCGAAGGCCGCCGCCGCATAGTTGATCTTGGCGGCGAACTCCGTCATCGCGCGCAGTTGCTGGTTCTGGTAGTCGGCGAAGTCCTTCTGCAGCGGCACCAGCGCGTCGGCGAGCACGCGACGGGATTTCTCCAGCTCGGCGTTGATCTGCCGGGCGAGGGCGAACTCCTCCGGGCTGATGATGCGGCCGTCGTCGCCGCTCTTGAGCCCGTCGAGGGCCTGGCGCATCGCCCCGACGATCTGGATGCCGTTGCGCAGCTTGCTCTCGAAATCCTCGCCGAAGAAGCCGTCGGCGATCGAGTAGGCGGCGAGGTTGCGCTGGCTGGCCTGCAACCGCTCGATGAGGTCGAGCACGACCCGGATGCGGGCCTCCTGGTCGCCGGCGCCGGTGAAGGCGTCGAGGTCGGCCTGGACGAGGTTGCCGGCCTTGACCTGGGCCTCCAGCTTGCCGCGGCCGGAACTGGTGTGGTCCTCGCCGTTCTCGCCCTGGCGCACGGTGGCGGCGGCGCGGGCCTTGGTGAGGTAGCCCTCCAGGGTCGCGGCCTCGGTGCGCAGGGCCTTGGCCTGGCCGAGCAGGCTCTGGAACACCGTGGTGCCGACCCCCGCCGCCTGCGAGCGTTCGGCGAGCTTGAGGATCGATTGCAGGCGTTCCTCGGCCGAGCGGGCGGCCTCGGCGGTGAGGTGGAGCACGGTGGTGAGCGCCGTGAAGGCGATCAGTCCGCCGAGGGCGGCCTTGAGCACCGGGATCTGGTTGGCCAGGCCGTTCACCAGGCCGGTGGTGGTGGACAGCCCGGTCTGGAGCGTGGCCTGGGCGGTCTGCGAGGTGGCGGCGGTGAGGGTGAAGGCGGTGGCGATGCCCTGGAGGGTGGCGCCCTCCTTGGCGGCGGCCGCGACGGTGGCGCCGGCGATCTTGCGGGCGTCGCCGGCGACGGCGGCGGCGGCGCGCGAGGCGGTCTGGGCGAGCCCTGCCATGGTGCCGCCGGTCGAGTTCATGTTGGCGGCCATGCCGGTCATCGAGACGGCGGCCGAACTCATGTTGCCGACGATCGAGGCGGCGAGATTGGTGATCGCGCTCTGCGCCCGCGAGGTGTCGGCCGCGAACGAGATGGTCAGCGGGTCGGCCATGGCGGGATCGGGTCCGGATGGGCGGGAGCGTGGTACAGGCCGGGAAACCGCGCGGGAACCGTTGGCGGCTTCCCGGTTTTCGTATATACCGAAACCATGAAGTTCACCTACGGCGAGCCCAAGCGGCGGGCGAACCTGGCGAAGCACGGCTTCGACTTCGCCGAGTTAGAGGACGCGTTCGATTTCGACCGCTACGCCGCCCTGCCGGCCCGGCCCAGCCGCACCGGCCGGACCCGGTTCAAGCTCGTCGGCACGTGGTACGGCGAGACCGTGGTGGTGGTGATCGTCTCTCCGCTCGGCTCGGAGGCGACCGACATCGTCAGCGTCCGCCGGGCCGACCCCCAGGAAAGGGCCACCTATGACGCGCTCTGAACACGCCCCCGGCTACGTGCCGAACCCGGCCTACACCCAGGAGGACTGGGACGAGGTCTCCGACAACCCGCCGCTGACCGACGAGGAGCTGTCGCGCCTCCGGCTCGGCCCGGACGGCCTGCCGCCCGAACTGGCCGCCGCCTTCCGCAGCCGCGGCGGCCGGCCGAAAGCCGACGCGAAGCGGGTGCCGATCTCCCTGCGGGTCGATCCGGAGGTCCTGGAGGCGTTCAAGTCCGCAGGGCCGGGCTGGCAGACCCGGATGAACGACGCGCTCGCCGAGGCCGCGCGGAAGATCAGGGCGGCCTGACGGCCGTCATCCTCGCCCTACGCCCGCCCCGCCGCGATCTCTTCCGACAGCACCCGCAGGAACTCGTCCTCGCTCGCCTCCGGCTGCGCCGGCGCGTGGGCCTCGGCGAACCCTTCGACCGCGGCGTGCCACTCGGCCAGCGTCATCCCCCGCACCTCCCCCGGCGTGAACCCGATCACCGCCCCGGCGGCGACGTAGACGGAGAGGTCGCCGGGGCGGGCGCGTCGCTCCCCTCCGTCCCGGCTTTTCCCGCCGGCACCCCGCTCACCGAGGCGGTCACGATCTCGGCCGCCAGCGCCAGGAACTCGCCCAGCGGCCAGGCCGGCGGGTGGTAGCGCATCACCAGCGCCTGCGCCTCGATCGGCGTCGTGCCCGCCCCTTCCAGCCCGAGCCGGATCGTCTCCCACACGTCGTTGACCGTGAACCGGTGGGTGGCGAGCCGCGCCATGATCTCGCCGATGCCGGCCCCGCACAGCCGCTCCAGCTCGGCCATCTCGCCGAGCCGGAGCTGGAACGACCGCTCCCGCCCGCCGAACGGCGCCCGCACCCGCGTGCGCGAGGTGTCCGCCGCGATCATGCCGCCGCGTCCGCCCAGGCCAGCGCGCCGTCGCCGCGGAACTGGCAGGTGAAGCCCACGATGCCGTTGTTGGTCTTGGCGATCTCCAGGTTCTCGACGAACACGGTGCCGGTCCAGGCGCCGCCGCCGTTGGCGGCGCTCTGGTCGACCCGGAACTGGTACAGGACCGGCGTCTGGCTCTCGGCGTCGGCGCGCAGCTTGGCCAGCCGCGTGGCGTCGACCTGCCCGGCGATGCGCCCGCCCCACGAGGTCGAGGACAGCACGCTCTTGCGCACCGGGATCTTCAGCGGCTCGTCGCAATCCGGGACGGTCGCGTCCTCGAACGCGTTGGTCAGCGTCAGCGTGACCGACGTCCCCAGGCAGAGGAACGCCCAGTTGGTCGGCGTGGCGCCATCGCCGCGATAGGCCCGGAAGCGGTTGCCGGGCAACAGGGTCGGGGTGGTCATCCGAGGGGCTCCTCCATCGGGGTGTCGCGGGCGACAATGGTGGTGAGGTCGAGGAACATCGCCTTGGGGGCGAGGGGATCGACGACGTCGCCGGCCTGGGTGACGTCGAGGCGGTTCTGCAGGCTGAACGGTGCCGGAAGCGTGAGGTCGTCGCGGCCGTCGAGGGCCTGGACCACGGCCTCGATCACCTCCCAGCCCTGCTCGCGGCCGAAGGCGGTGGTGACGGCGTAGATCCGCACCCGGACCGTCCAGGCGGTGCCGCACTCGAGGTAGAGCCGCTGGCGGTTGATCGGCCCGACATAGACGTAGGGCGGGGCCCCGCCGCGACGGTCGTTGGGGATCTCGTCGAACACCTTGTCGCCGACGAGCGCCGCGACGGCGGGATCGGCCACCAGCGCGTCGGTGACGACGCGCAGGAGCGCAGTCTCGGGGGTCATGCGTCCTCCCCGAGCAGGGTGCCGGCCTCGCCGCGCAGCTGCGCCAGCCCCTCGCGCACCGAGCCCCAGAAGAACGGCGCTGGCCGCACCTCGCTCGCGCCGGCGCCCGCCGGGCCGCGCAGGGCGGCGTGGTCCTGGCCGGCGAAGAAGGCCGCGTCGGCATGGCCCGAGCCGGCATGGTGGCCGAACTCGACGTAGCGCGGATAGTTCACGTCGCCGCGCACCGCGCTCGCCTCGACGATGACGGTGCTGCCCTCCTTGCGCCAGCCGATGCCGTTGAGCAGCCGGCCCGAGTCGACCGGCACCCGGGCGCGCATCGCCTCGACCATGGTGCCGGCGGCGTCCTCGCTCGCCCGGTCGCCCTTGAGCGCGAGCTTGAACGCCGCGCCGGCGAGCTGGCCGGTGACGCGCTCGATCCCGACCATCGCGGTGACGGTGTCGATCAGGCGCAGGCCCGAGAGGACGCCCGGGCCGGTGGCGAAGGCGCGGGCATGGCCGGCGAGGTCGAGGGCGGCCGAGCCCTGGTCGTAGGCGCCGAGCCCCGGCGAGAGGTCGATCATCACTGCCCTCCGAGGGTGGTGGCGATCTTCAGGGTGACGAGGCCGGTGCGGCGGTCGGGCAGGCCGACGCCCTCGATGGCGAAGTCGCGGCCGCCGAGGACGACGCGGTCGGCGCTCGACACGGTGCGCATCCGGGCGCTGTCGCGCACGACCAGCGTGCCGCTCTCGACGGTCTGGGCCCGGCCGCCCTGGACCGCCTCGCGGGCGCTCTCGGGGCGGTAGCAGGCCCAGACCGTGAAGGCGTCGGCATAGGCGCCGCGGCTGCGGCCCTCGCCGGGGCGCTGGCGCACGGTGACGCGCCGGTCGAACTGGCCGGGATCCATGGGGCAGCCTTTCGCGGGGCAGGACGGGGCGGGCCGGGGCCGGCCCGCGGGCTCATGGCAGGGCGCGGTTCCAGCGGGCGTCGCAGCGCCCGACCCGCACGGTGGCGCTCACCGGCACCCCGGCCTTGAGGGAGAGGATCACCTGCTCGCTCAGCGACGTGACTGCGGTGAGCGCGTCGGCGTCGTTCTCGACCGGCGGCACCACGAACGCCTCGGACATCAGCACCCGCCGGACGCCGTCGCCGAGGTCGCGGTCTCCCGCGGTCGTCGACTGGCCGGCGACCGGCAGGAAGCTGCCGGCCGTGTTGCCCGCGCCGTAGGCGTAGGCCTGGCGCAGGGTGTAGGCGACGCCGCCGAGCCCGGTGGAGCCTGCCGTCACCTGGACCTCGCACAGCCCCGACAGACGCCCGCCCGCCACGACGCCCGGCGGGGCGAGGTTGCGCCGCAACAGCATCGCCGCGTCCGCGCCCGGCGTGCCCGAGAGCGTCATCTGCTGGGAGCGCAGCCCGGTCTCCGGGTCGGTGTGGATCGACGGGACGAGCGTCATGCCGGACGGGACCGTCGGCGCCAGCCAGCCGTCGGCGTAGCCGTCCGCGTTGGCGTCGGCCATGTCGGGGGTGTTGAGCGCCCCCGGCAGGGCGGTGGCGCCCGGCAGCACCACGGCGGCGCGCGGCGGCGCGGCGCCCTGCGCCGACAGCTGCGCCCAGGCGCTCGCCGCCACCATCGCGGCGGCGCGGCCGTTGTAGTGCAGGTCGTCGGGCGACATCCCGGCCGCGATCGTGCCGGCGGCCTCGTCGCCGAGCAGGCCCGGCACGGCGTAGGGATCGACGACGTACCAACCCCGGCCCGGGTTGTGCAGGCTCGCCACCGCGGCCCGGGTCTCGCGGGCGAGCTGGAGCGTCGCCCCGGTGAACCCGCTGCCCGGCACGGTCGCGCCGCCGACCGGGTGCAGGTTGAGCAGGATGACGATCATCCCCTGCGCCCGGCAGGCCGCGCCGACCTGCTGGAGGTCGGCGCGGGTGTTGGCGGCCGAGAAGCGCGTGGTGCCGTCGACGCCCGGGGCCTGGCGGGTGCGGTTGAGGTTGTTGCCGACGATGTCGACGTAGCAGAAGCCGGCGCCGAGGGTGCGGGCGGCGGCGAGCGCGCCGGGCAGGCGGGCGAGCAGGCCCGGGCCGGAATTGCTGGCCGCGCTGGTGTCGTTGCCGAGCCCGTAGTTCAGCCGCACGCTGGTGAACAGGCGCTGGCCCGAGACCCGGGCGAGCTGCTCCATGACCGAGCGGGCGGTGGTGCCGCCGTTGAAGGGTTTGGTCGGGGCGGTGTTGGCGTCGGTGCCGGTGACGGCCGACTGGTTGGCGATCTGCGAATGCCCCATCCCGACGCCGAGGCCGTTGGGGGCGGGGATCGGGGCGCCGAGGGTGGTGGCGATCGGCAGGGCGAGGAGCTGGCCGGTGCCGTTGGGCTCGAACAGCATCCGGGCGGCGGCCGGGCCGCCGGAGGCGAGCGCGAGGGTGAGCGCCAGCCACAGGGCGAGCGCGCGGCGAAGGATCGTCATGGGAGGCCCGGAGCGCGAGGAACGGGGGAGCGGGCCGGGTCAGTATTCCCGGGCGTAGACCGGCAGCGGCAGGCCGGCGGTGCCCACGACGCTGATCGCGCCGGTGCCGACGTGCTGGGGTAGGCTCTCGTAGAGCGCGTCGGCCGGCAGCTTGAGGCTGGCCTGGTCGGCGCTCGCGGTGGCGAGGCCCGACAGGTAGGCCGGCAACCCCTGCGGCTGGATCTGGAACCCGCGCCGGCCGGGATTGGCCGCCATGACCTGGGTCGGGATCGAGGCGTAGGCCGGGGTCAGCGTCGCGCCGGTGCCCGACCCGCTCGACGTGGTGGCGACCGGCGCGGTGGCGAGCACGGTGCAGGAGCCGGCGGCATTGAGGGTGACGGTGGCGACGGCGCCGCTCGCCACGGTGGCGACCGTCCAGCGCGGCTGCACCGTGCAGGTGCCGCCGGTCTGGGTGAGCACGTCGCCGACCGCGTGGCCGGTGCCGCCGGCCGAGACCGCGGCCGAGACGCCGGCGACCGGGATGACGGTTGAGCGCGAGGTGGCGGTGGCGCGCACCACCGTGTCGGCCGGCTGCGGCGTGCCGCCGGCGAGACCCTGGACGGTCAGGGCGCCGGTCGAGGGCGCGCCGGCGGTCCCGGTGAGGACGTTGCCGCTCGCGTCCGAGGGCACGAATTGCGGCGACTGCACGCCGCTGCCGACGTCCTTCGACTTGATGGTCATGACGGTGCCGTTGCCGTCCTTGACCTGGTAGTTGTCGGCCGCGCTCGCCGGCGAGAGGGCGAGCAGGGAGAGCGCGGCGGCCAGGGCCACGGAAACGCGGGTCAGCATGTCGGGGTGCTCCGGAGGCTCAGAGGCCGGGGATGTGTCCGCTGTTGGCGGGGTCGGAGAAGTCGAGGGCGCCGCCGCCGGCGCCTCCCGCGGGAGCCCCGACCACGGTCACCACCAGGGCGAGCGGGCGCCCGAGGCTGGTGGTGACGGTGATCGGGTAGGTGCCGGCCGGGACACCCCAGCGCGGCACGATGCTGCTGCCGGCCTCCGCGAACCGGGCCGCGGGCGTCACGCCGGCCACCGTCTCGCCGTCGCCGAGCCCGGTGATCGCGATCGGCGCGGTGCTGCCGGCGGGGATCGCGGCGACGCCCGGCCCGAGGGCCGTGCGGGTGACCCGCTGTCCGGGGACGAGGGGCAGGTCCGCCATCACGCGACCCCGGCCAGGGTGGCGTTGAGCGACGCCGCCGCGCCCGAGCCGGTGATCGCCACCCGCAGCTCGGCGTTCTGGCCGACCAGCAGCGTCAGCATCGTCTCGGCGGTGGCGGCGAGGCTGGTGCCGTCGGGGTTCCTGACGTCCTTCCAGGCGACGCCGTCGAGGGCGCGGGTCTGGAGCGTCGCGGTGCGGCCGCCGAAGGTGCCGTCGATCGCGTAGACGTACTGGCCGCCGCGGATGCCGGCGACGCCGGAGCCGGTGGCGCTGGCGGCGGCCAGCAGGGTGTAGACCGCGAGGTCGCGCGCCGTGAGCGGCGTGTGGGTGCCGTCCCCGTTGTCGCTCACGCGCGGGGCGGTGGTGATCGGACCGCTCATGGCTGGCTCCTCATGGCAGGCTCCGGGATGGCCTCACGCCTCGGAGGGGCGGAAGCGGGCGAGCAGGCGCTCGAGGGTGGGGTTGTCGGCGAGGCTCGCGGGCTGCCGGGCGCCGCGGTTGTCGAACAGGTCGCCGGCGACGAGCAGCAGCGCCGCGCGGATCGGCCCGGGCACGGCGGCGGCGTCGGGGTAGCCGGCGCGGAACCGGATGCGCCACGCGGCCGGGTCCGGATCCGCCACGGGCCAGGCGCCGCCGGCGGCCGGCAGCAGGGCGACGCAGCGTCGGCGGAACGGGTACAGCTCGCGCCAGGCGCCGAGCGGCTGGTAGGCGCCGCCCGACAGGAACTCGACCGACACGACGTCGGCGATCGGCGCGAGGTCGATCAGGAAGCCGCGGGCCTCGCCGAGGCCGCACGGCCCGGGCCCAGGGGCGACCGCCTCCCAGTCCTGCTCGAGGAGCGCGTGGCGCAGCTCGCCGTCGTAGCCGTCGAGGTGCTCCTCGGCGCCGGCGATCGCCGCCGCGAGTTCGGCCGGATCCGCGTCGGCCTCGTCGAGGCGCAGATGCCGGCGCAGCTCGGCGGCCGACAGCACGGAGCCGGCCGGCGCCGTCACCCGGCGGTAGGACAGCATCACGCCGCCGGGGCGAGCTGGGCGGCGAGCGCGGCGACCTGCTCGCGCAGGGCGTCGCGGTCGGCCTCGGCGTCGGCCAGCCGCGCCGTCAGGTCCTCGACCTGGCCGCGCAGATCCCTGGCCGCCTTCTCGGCCGCCGCCGTCGCCGGCGCCGCCTCGGCGATCCCGGCCGCGATCCAGGCCCGGCCGATCGCGTTGTCGACCGCGACCGTCTCGCCGTGATCGTAGGAGAACGCATCACCGGCGAGGCTGGTGAGCATGCGGATGAACATGGTGGTCGGCCCCGGTTGCCGGATTGCGGGGGCCGGACGCCGGTCGGGCGCCCGGCCGCTCCATCACGCCGCGGCGGTCTGGAAGGACTTCACCGCTTCGTTCGAGGCGTCGATGAGGTCGCCGTCGTGGCGCGACCACGCCAGGAAGCCGACCTGACCCTTCTCCATGTAGCGGCTGTCGGCGAAGCGGAAGAGCGTCACCGCCATGGCGTCGCGGATGAGGTACTTCTTGAAGTCGCCGAACAGCACCGCCTTGGCGCCGGCCGCCAGCACCGGCATGTGCTGGTTGATCGTGAAGCCGTAGTTCAGGATGTCGGCCGGGTCGCCGCCGGTGACGCCCGGGCGCCACAGCGGCCGGCCCTGGCTATCCTTGAGCTTCTTGACCGCCTTGAGGGTCTGGTCGTGGAACATCCAGCCGCCGTTGCTGCGGTAGGCCGGGTCGATCGCGTGCTCCATGTCGACGAAGTCGTCGTAGCCGATCGACGTCGTCTGGCCGGCGGGCGCGACCTTGCCGGCGCCGGCCGCGACCACGATGCCGCGCGGCTGGCTCACGCCGGACCCGACCGTGAAGTGGCGGTTGGTGACGCGGGCGATGCGGTTGGCGAGCGCCGCCGTGACGTAGGGCTCGATGTCGATGCGCGAGTCCTGGAGCAGCTCGATCGGGATGACGACGATCTTGGAGCTGTACTTGTAGGCGTCGATGCTGGTGGTGCCGAAGGCGATGTCGCCGCCGCTCGCCTGGACGCTCTCGCCGACCAGCTCGCCCTCCGACGCGGTCTCGTCGACGGTGGGATAGTCGATCGAGGCGCCGCCGTCGGTCTGGATCACGCTGGCGACGGCGCGCATGCCGCCGAAGGCCGCCACGCGCTCCAGCAGGGTCGCGGAGAAGTCCCGCGGCACGAGGAAGCCGCCCTGCGAGCCGGTGCCGACCGACTGCTGGCCATAGATGCGCTCGGCCTCCTGGCGGCGGGCGCGGACATGGGCGCGCTGGTCGTCGGTCAGCGCCTCGACGCCGCCGCGGGCCCAGGCGGAGAAGATCGCCTTCTCGGCCTGGATCGTGGCGGCGTTCTCGTCGATCGACAGGCCGTTCTGGGCGTGGAGCCCACGCCCGCGCTGCTCCAGGGAATCCTCGATCTTGAGCACCCGGTCGAACCGGGCGAGCTGCTCGTCGAGGCGGTCGATCTCGGCGTAGATGGCGTCGACCTGGTTGCGGACGTCGTCGGTCCAGTCCTTGCCGGTCTTGGTGTCGAGGAGGTTGCGGGCCTCGCGGGCCTTGGCGGCGCGCTCCTCGCGAAGGGCCTGGACGGACGCGGTCATCGTGGGTGCTCCAACGAAAAAGCCGCCTCGGCGGGCGGCGGATGGGGGACGAACGAGGGTGGCGGGATCAGGCGGCGCGCTCGTAGAGGCGCAGGCGCGCGGCGTAGCGGGAATGGTCGGCCGCCGCGGCCTCGAACGGCTTGGGCGGCGGGTTGGTCAGGGCCCGGGGCGGGTTCCGGAACGCCCCGAGGTCGAAGGCGTTCTCGACCGCCGGCGCCTCGGCCTTGCGGGTGGCGAGGCCGATCGCCACCGCCTCGTCGGCATCGAACCAGGTCTCGGCCTTCATCAGCGCCAGGATCTCGGCCTCGCCCTCGCCGGTGCGGCGGACGTAGTCGGCGGCGATCGCCAGCCCGACCTTGTCGAGGAGATCGGCCGAGGCGCGCAGGTCGTCGGCGGTGCCGAGCGCGAAGCTCCACGGCTCGTGGATCATCACGAAGGCGCCGGCGGCGATCTCGATCTCGGAGGCCGCCAGCATCAGGAACGACGCGGCCGAGGCGGCGAGCCCATCGATGTGCGCCACCACCGTGGCCCCGTGCTGCTCCAGGGCGGTCTTCATCGCGCGGGCACCGAAGACGTCGCCGCCGGGCGAGTTGATGCGCAGGTGCAGGGTCGCGGCGGTGACGCCCTGGAGATCGCGCACGAATTGCTGCGGATCGACCCCGTAATGCTCGCCGATCGCGCCGTAGACGTAGACGGTCGCCGTCTCCGACCCGTCCTCGGCCCGGACGATGCGGGTGCCGGTGCCCCGGCCGCGGTTGCTATTGAGCAGGGTCAGCAGGTGGCGCATCGCGGGTCGGGTCCTGTTGCGGATCGGTCGGGCCGGCGGCCTTGGCGACCCAGCCCGACAGGCCGTCGCCGTCCGGCCGGGCCGGGAGGTTCTGGCGCCGGCGCACCTCGTTGGGCGTCATGAAGCCCGGGCCGGCCGAGCCGCCGAGCGCCGTGCCGTAGGCCTTGAACCGGCTCTCGATGTTGCCGCGCACCAGCACGTCGCGGTCGAACTCGCCGAGGTAGCGGGTGGGGTTCGGGCCCGGCCGCGAGGGTCGGCCGCGGCCGTAGAGCTTGTGGTTGACCTCGTCCTCGATCGCGCACAGGTGCGGATCCAGGGTGTAGGTGACGAAGCCGATGCCGAGCGCCTCGATGCCCGAGCCCCAGCTGGTCTCGTCCATGCCCATCAGGAACCGCGGCACGCCGAAGATCCGGGCGATGTCCTCGATCTGGAACCGACGGGTGTCGAGCAGTTGCGCGTCCTGCGCCGAGATCGGGATGCGCTCGTACTTGCCGCTCTGGTCGAGCACCGCCGGGCCCTTGCCGCGGTTGCCCTTGCCGAAGGTGCGGACCCAGAACTTGCGCAGCTCGTCCTTGTCGCCGGAATACTTGTCCGGATAGGTGATGTACCCGGTCGGCGCGGCGTCGTTCTCGAAGTAGGATTGCGCGAAGCGATCCGCCTCGATGCCGAGCCCGACCGCCGCCGCCATCGCCTGGATCGGCGACAGCGCCTTCACGCCCGTCCATTGCGGCGAGCCGGGGATGTGCAGCACGTCGTCCTGGTCGACCACGATGCCGGTGCCGTCGTCGAGGCCGAGGCGGTAGCGCAGGCGCTCACCGGCGAGGTCGATGGCCACGCGCTCGAACGGGATTGGCCACAGGGCCACCGGGTCGCCCGAGCCCTTGCGCTCGATCCAGCTCACCGCGTTGCCCTGCAGCAGCATCTGGGCGACCGTGGTGCGCAGCCACATCGTGCGGCTCAGGCGCGGATTGGGCCGCACCCGCAGCAGGTCGGCCGCCGGATGGTCGGAACTCGGCTCGCGGTCGCCGCCCGGCAGCTCGCGGTAGGTCTTGAGCGGCAGCATCGCCGAGGCGAAGGCCAGGATGCTGACGCAGCGATAGACCGCGGCGTGGCGCATGGCGGTGGCCGGCGACACGCTGGCGCCGAGGCCACCCGGCAGGGCGTCGTTCCACGCCTCGGCGTCGGAGGACAGGAAGGTGGTCGAGGCCTCGACCGTGGGTTCGACGCGCGGCCTGTCGGCCGCCCTCGCCGAGCGGCGCCAGAACCTCACGCGTCCTCCTCCCACAGGTCGACGAAGCCGACGCTGATGCTGGTCTCGACCGGGGGCGGCGCATCGACCGCGGCGCCCACCGCCATCGCCAGGGCGACGATCGCGTCGATGCGGTTGGTCGCCTTGCGCTTCTCGAACCAGGCGTTGTCGAAGGGGTCGTGCGACAGCACCGCGCTCATCGCGGCCGAGATCAGCACCGGCGAGCGCCGGATCCGGATCCGCCGCTCCAGGATCAGCGTCTCCAGCGCCCGGATCGATCCCGGCATCCACAGGCCCTGCGGCGCCTCGACCCCCGCGCGCCGCGCCGCCTCGACCTGCTCCTCGGTCGGCCGCGCCCGCCGCTTGCCGCCCTGCGGATGCTCGACGAAGGCGAGGTCCAGGCCGAACGAGGCGCAATCCTCCTCGAAGCGGCGGAAGGTGTGCCGGTCATAGGCGATCTGCCGGAGCCGGAACGTCGCGTTGAGCGCGGCGAGCCGGGCCACCACGAAGTCGTTGCGGATCAGCTTGCCCGGCGGCGCCTGCAGCCAGCCGTCCCGCACCCAGGTCTCGTACGGTGCCTTGTCGCGCAGCGCCCGGGCGCTCAGGGTGTCGCCGGGCGTCCACGCCTCGACCCACGCATCGAAAGTCGGCATGAGCGCAACGGAACCGTCCTCGCGCGCGACCGCGACGCGGCCGGTCTCGACCACGAAGGCCGCGGCGGTCAGGTCCTGGACCGCCGCGAGATCGAGCCCGCCATGGGCGTCCTTGCCGCCATGCTCCGCGACCGGGTCGAACTCGGCGAGCACCGCCTCCAGCGCCTGCCGGCCCATCCACGCCGTCTCGGCGTCGGTCCAGACGCAGAAATGCAGTCGCAGGATGCCGTTGAGCTTGCCCGGGATCTGCCGGGCCTGGTCGACCACGCCGGCGAGGTAGTCGCGCGTGATGGTCACCCCGAGCAGCGGGTTGGCCTTCGCCCAGCAGCCCGGATCGGTCAGCGGATCGTCGTCGGGATCGAGGGCGCAGACGAACGAGAACGTGGTGTCGTCGAGGACCTCGCCGACATAGGTGAAGGCGTGGTCCGGGTCGCGGGTGCCGGCAGCGACGCGCACGGCGTGCTGGTGCTCGCCCCAGCACACCGAGTTACGGTCGGTGCCGGCGTTGGTGATCATCACCAGCAGCGGCTGGCGCCGGAACTTGAAGCCGCGCTCCAGCATCTCCAGCACCCGGCCGTCGCGGTGCTCGTGCACCTCGTCGCAGAGCGCGAAGCTCGGGCGCGGGCCGGACTGGCCGTCCTCCGAGCTGATCGGCCGGAAGAACGAGTGGCTGCGCGGGTCGGCGAGGTTCCAGACCGGCTGCTTGCCGGACTTCACCAGCCGGCGGGCGAGGGCGGGCGACAGGTCGACCATCGCGACCGCGTCGCGGAACAGGACGAAGGCCTGATCCTTCTTCGAGGCGGCGGCGTAGATCTCGGCCCGGGCCTCGCCATCCGCGACCATGCCGTAGAGCCCGGTGGCGGCGGCCCACGGCGACTTGCCGTTGCCCTTGCCCTCCTCGATGTAGGCGCGGCGGAACCGGCGGGTGCCGTCGGCCCGCTTCCAGCCGAACAGCGAGCCGGTCTTGAACGCCTGGCTCGGCTGGAGCGTGAAGGGCCGGCCCTCGAACTGGCCGCCGTTGAGCCGGCAGACGACGGGGCAGAACTCGATCGCGCGCCGGGCCGCGGCGAGATCCCAGGTCAGGCCGCGGCCCGGTCCGTCCTCCAGGTCGTGGAGGTGGCGCCGGCAGGCGTTGCGGACATGCGGCCCGGCCACCACCTCGCCGGCGACCACCGCCTGCGCCCAGGCGGTGACCGGGTCGGCCTCGGCCGGGACGCGGGCGCGCAGCCAGCGCGCCTCAGTTGAAGAACGCATCGGCCGGATCGACCTCGCCGGGATCGACCTTGCTCACCCGGCCGCGGGACGAGGGCGACAGGCCCATCTCGGCCGCCATCTTCGCCACCGCCTCGGCGGCCCGGTTGGCGACGGCGAGGGCGGGGTTCTGCATCAGGGCGCCGGTGCGCGGCGCCTCGACGATCGGCCCGCGCTCCACCACCAGCCGCTCGGCCTTGCGCATGCGCACGAGGTTGCGGACGTAGATCTCCATCACCGCGCCGATCTCGCGCGACAGGGTGGAGGCCGCCCGCAGGTCGTCGGCGAGCACGGTCCACTCGGCGGCGTGCTCGGCGTCGAAGCCCGGCGGCATCTCCGGCTCGCCGGCGACCTTGGCCAGCTCCTCGATCGCCGGCAGCGGCCGGCGCCCGGGATTGCCCGTGGTCAGCTTGTGCTCGACCGGGATCGGCTTGCGTCCGCGCATCTCTCCCCCCTCCGGCTCAGGTGCCGGGCAAACCCCCCCACCTCAATTTCGCGACGCTGCGAACGGAGTTCCAAAGCCGGTCAGGACGCTGCTCTGGCGTCAACTTTCGATGGCCCCCGGGGGGCGGATCAGCCGGCGATCGGCCATCCGTCGGCATCGACGGCGATGCGCGGCCGGCCGTGTTCCTCGCGCTGCTTGTCGCCGTCGTGGCAGGGCTTGCAGAGGGCCTGCAGCCGGCCGTTCCAGAACGTGTCGGGGTCGCCGCGGTGCGGCTCGACGTGGTCGGCGACGGTGGCGGGGACCACCAGCCCGCGGCGGGTGCAGGAGACGCAGAGCGGCGAGGCGTCGAGCAGGGCCCGCCGCCGTCGTTGCCATCGCGCGGTCCCGTACCACTTGCGCCAGGGTCGGGCGGGATCCCAGGCGTCGCGCCCGGGTGCCGGGTCATTCCCCGGCCTGCCCGTGCGCCTCGATGCGCCGGCAGGCGCCGTCGAAGTGCCCCGCATCGATCTCCACCCCGATGTACGGCAGGCCGAGGTTGGCGCAGGCCAGCCCGATCGTGCCCGAGCCCATGAACGGGTCGAGCACCGGCCCTTCCATGACGGAGAGCAGGCCCTCCATCAGGGCGACCGGCTTGGCCGCCATGTGGAGCTTCACCTTCGGCACGCTGACCGTGTAGACGCCCGGCGCGGTCGGCCCCGCCATGGTGCGGGGGCCGTTGGTGCCCCACGCCACGTACTCGGCCTGGGTCCGGTAGCGGCCGAGGGTCGGGCGCACGGCCTGAGTCTTGTCCCAGGGCACGATGCCCCGCCAAACCCAGCCGGCGACCTGGAGCGCATCCGTGGTCACCGGCAGTTGGCGCCAGTCGGTGAAGGTGCCGATCAGCCCGCCGGAAACTGTGGCCTCGCGCGCCCGCGCCATCCACAGCGCCGACCACGCCAGGAACGAACGCTGGTCGCGCATGTCCCCGGCGAACTCGGCGTGCCGGTGCCGGTACTCGCTCTGCTGGTACTTCTGGCTCGGCGGGCGGGCGCGCTCGCCGGCGGTGGCGCCGCCGCTCGAATAGGGCGGGTCGCCGAGCACGGCCCCGATGCTGCCCGGCGCGGCCTCGGCCAACGCCGTCAGCACGTCGAGGGAGTCGGCCCGGATCAGCGTCGCCGATCCGATGCGCAACACCTCGCGGAAGCCGGAAACAGCAACCCCGCACCGGCCGAGGGCCGATGCGGGGTCTTGGAGCGCGTCGGGAGCTGACGCGCGCACGGGTGACCGCCGATCGGCGGTCAAGGAATGGTGTTGAGGCATGACCTGCGTCTATGGTCCCGCCCGCCGCAGCGCGCGGTGGCGGGGTGACCGGATGTCCGGCCGGCATAGGGTCATGCGTGGGCCCACCACGCGGTTCAGGGTGTCGCTAGCACCCTGGCTCCCGCCTCCTTACGGAGCCGGAACAGTTTAGGCGCTCGGGCGCCCCTTGGCGAGCATCGGCCCGCCGAGCCGTCCCTCGCAGCCGTTGAATTGCTGGCGCTGCCGGATCAGCCCGTCGCGCTGGCCCGCCAGCGTCGCCAATTCGGCGTCGATCTGACGGGACCGCAGGCCCCAGAACTCGAAGCTGTCGGCGTATTCGAGCATCTCCCGCGCCGTCTGGAGCGTGGCGATACGGGCCTCGATCACAGCCAGCGCGTCAGACATTGACCCGGCTCCAGCGCCGCTCGCAGCCGTTGCAGGCGACCCGCTCCCGCAACTGCCCGCGGGCGAGCGAGTAGCCGATGGTCCGGGCCGTCTGCCCGCTGCCCGGGATCGCCCCGCCGCGCGGGCCGCGGGCATCGTGCTGGCGCGGGCACAGGCACGGCAGCGCGCGATGGCGCAGTTGCGCGTGCAGCACGTCCGGATGCGGCTCGGCCTGCGCCATCAGAGCCGGACCGAGCGCAGCGCCAGCTTCCGGGACTGCCGGATCAGCACCGCTTCCGCCGCCATCGCGACCGAGAGGGCGATCGGGCAGGTGACCGGCACCCGGCCGATCTCCGCGGCCCGGCGCTGGTAGTCGTCGACCGTGCGCAGCTCGCCGCCCATCAGCAGCGCCGTCGCCCCATGAATGGCGTCGCGCGCCGACACGCCGCCCGCGCGGGCGGCGCCCTCTCGATGATCCATGATGTTGCGAGCCCTAGTCTTCGCCGTCGTCGATGATCGCGGCGTGCTCACCGGCACAAAGCACATGCTGGTCTGTGCCGGTGTAGCGAAACAGGTATTCCGACAGCCCGCGATACCGCGGGTTGTCGAGGATGTAGCCGATCCGCGCCTGGTGCCAGCGCCCGCCGCGCGGACCCGGCACGCCGTCGGCGTTGAGCCGTTCGGCGATCTGCCCTTGCGTGCGGCCCCGGCCGCGCTCGCGGTAGATGCGCCGGACGGTCCGGGCCTCGCCGGGCTCGACCTGGAGCCGGCCTTCGGTGTCGCGCCGGTAGCCGTAGGGCACGCGCCCGCCGGCATAGCCGCCGCGGCCGGCCTTGACGGTGCGCCCGCCGGCGGTGCGGTCGCGGATCACGAAGCGCTCGTTCTCGGCCATGCCGGCGAGGATCGCGAACAGGGTGCGGCCCATCGGGGTCGCGGTGTCGATCGGCTCGGTGACGGAGCGGATCACCACCCCGTAGCTCTCGGCCAGTTCGGACACGGTGGTGACGGCGAAGCGGATCTCGCGGGCGAGGCGGTCGAAGCGGGTGACCAGCAGCACCGTGAAGGTGCGGGCCGCAGCCATCTCCAGCAGCCGGGCGAAGCCGGGCCGGTCGGCCGGGCGGATCGCGCCGGAGACACCGGGATCGGTGACGACGTCGACCAGTTCGTAGCTCTGGCTGTCGGCGAAGGCGCGGACCGCCTTGTCCTGGGCATCGAGGCCGTGGCCCTGCTCGGCCTGCTCATCGGTCGAGACCCGGAGGTAGGCGACGGCGCGTGTAGCGACAGCGGCATGGGCCGCGGCGGCGGCGCGGTTGCGGGCCTGGAGGCGCCCGACCCGCCGGGAACCGGAGGACGCCATGCAAGCCTCTGTGACTGTTAGTATATTTGGCGTTTCTCAATTGTGGCGGCCTGCCACGAACGCATATTCAGGAATATGCGTTATTCGGGCTTCCCGGACCGCCGGAAACGGGGCTCGACCGGCACGAGCCGGCCGTCCTTTGCCACCACGCCGAGGCGCACGGTGCCCGGTTCCGGACGCGGCGCCACCGCCTTGCCCACCGCGCCGAGCAGCTGGTGCTCGCGGGCCGCCCGGCGCAGGTCACCGATCAGGGCGTCCTTCTCGATGTGGAAGGCTTCAGGGTCGCGATGGCTTGGCGCAAGGCGCTCCAGCCGGTCGGCGAAGGTGGAGAGCTGGAGCGCCTCCACAGCGTGGTCCAGCACGACAGCTCTCCGGGGTTCAGAAACGCGAAACGCCCGCCGGGCGGTGAGCCTGCGGGCGCGGTTCTGCGAACGTGACAATCATGGCAGGTTCACTGCGTCAGTGCAACGCCTGCGCCGCCTCTTGCCACACGAGCCGCGTGTATCTACCTTGTCGATACGTGCCTCGGCGACGGCCGATCGGTGCGCCCATCGCCAGACGGATCGGTGCCATGCTCGTTCAGCTTTCGAAGTGGGGCAACAGCCTCGCTGTCCGGCTGCCGGCCCATGCCCTCAAGGATGTGGGGCTTGGCGAAGGATCGCAGGTCGACCTGACGGTGGAGGACGGGCGCCTCGTCCTGTCTCCCGTCGCCCATCGACCGCGCTACACGCTCGACGAACTCCTAGAAGGCTTCAAGGAAGAGCACGTCCATGAAGAGTCTTTCGCGGATCGTCCAAGAGGCCAAGAAATCTTCTAGCGGCCCCTACTGCCCTGATCGCGGCGACATCATCGCGCTGGACTTCAGTCCTCAAGCCGGGCGCGAGCAAGCCGGGGCGCGACCCGCCCTGGTGCTGACGGAGAGGCGCTACAACACCTACGCACGCCTGTGCATCGCCTGCCCGATCACGCGAACCGTGCGCGGCGGGCGTCTCGAAGTCGCCGTACCCCCAGGGATCACCCTGCCGGACGGCATCGGCGTGATCGACGGCGTGCTGAACGGCGAATTGCATGGCGTTCTGCTCTCCGATCACGCGAAGAGCGTCTCGTGGACGGAACGAGGGTCTGTCTTCATCGGAAAGATGCCGCAGCCGACCATCGACGAGGTCCGGGCCAGACTGGCAGCCCTTCTGGACATGACACTGGCCTAGCCACGCCCTCGCCGCCGCCCGCGGTCGATCTGCCCGTTGGCCTACCGCTCCATTGCCCGCCGCTTGCCCGCCGGCACCCACCGCCCCGACCCGTCCGGATCGCGCCCGATCGCGTAGGCCTGCGTCACCGGCACCTGCCGCCCCTGCGCGTCATACGCCTCCCCCGGCCGCGCCGGCTCGGCCGCCGTGCCGACGATCGGCGCCTCGTCCCGGGTCTCGCCCGCCTGCTGCACCAGCCAGTCGGCCGCGATGTCCTCCAGCAGGCCCCGGAACCGCTCGGCCACGCTGGCCACCGCCGCCCGGCCGTCGCCGCGGCCGAGCCGGCGCGCGAGGCCGGCGAAGTCATGCCCCTCGGCCAGCACCCGGTGCAGGAACGCCGCGCCCACGCTGCCGACCGCCCGGTGCAGCCGCTCCAGCAACCCCTCGACCATCCGCCCGTCATCGATGGCGAGCAGGATCGCCAGCTCGTGCGCGACGGTGTGGTCGACCCGGTTGCCGCCCTCCGGCGAGCCTTGCCCGCGCGGGCCGGCCCGGCGCTCGAACACCTCGGCGATGACGCGCCCGACGAGGTAGGCCTCCCGGCTGATCCGCCCGTGGCTGGCCTCGCGCTCCAAGAGGTCGGTGCAGCGGTTGACCGTGACGCGCACCCGCGCCGGCTCGGCGAGGGGATCGCGCTCCGGATCGGGCCACGGATCGAGCACCGCGGCGACGGCGGTACGCACCCCGTCCGAAGGCCGCGGCCGGGCGAGGCTGCCCGGCGTCACCGCCCGGCCGCCGTCGTAACGATCCCGGGCCGCGTAGAGCGGCGTCCGGAGGATGAGGCGGGTCACCGGGTCCATGGCGGAGGTCGTCCCGAAACGGAGTGGCAACATCTGGCTCGGCTGCCGGTCGCGCCATGTGCAAGGGGCAATTTTGTCACGTTTGGTCGGCGTCGCCGACGCGACGGCTGAGGGCGGCAAAGCAAGTCGTGCTGCGTTAGACATCGTGGATACCAGGGAACCCGTGCCCCATCTCCATATCAGGTCGAGGTTCGATAGGCGGCGCGGCGTGAAAGCTCCCGGCAGGAAGGCATCCAATCGGGCGGGCGCTGACCAGACAGCGAGGCCCCGGCCGCCGCGGCCGAGTGAGGCCGGGCGTTTCGAAGGGGTCACGGAAGCCACGCGCAAGGTGATGAGAGCCAACAAGGGCTCGAACACCAAGCCGGAGATGATCGTCCGTCGTCTCCTCCACGGCCTCGGCTATCGATACAGGGTTCATCGCAAGGATTTACCCGGAAAGCCGGATGTTGCGTTCGGCCCTCGCAAGAAGGCGATCTTCGTTCACGGCTGCTTCTGGCACGCACACGACGCGGCAGGCTGCAAGATCGCAAGCCGCCCTAAGAGTCGGACCGATTTTTGGGAGGGGAAGTTCGTGCGCAACAAGGAGCGCGACGCGCGCAACGTCGCCGCCTTGGAGGCCGCCGGCTGGCAGGTGCTCGTCGTCTGGGAGTGTGAATTGGGTGACTCGGCGCGGCTGGGAGCAACCTTGACCGCATTCTTAAACGATTGATTGACGTTACCGGGCGAGCGTTGCAGCAGACCTCGTCTGCGGTACGGCCTCTTGCGACGCAGGCCGCCGGTCGGCAGACATGGCCGTGTGGCTCGGGGAAAGCGAGATTGAGCAAGGCAGCGCATACCTTCGTGTCGTTGTTTTCGGGAGCCGGAGGTCTCGATCTCGGCCTAGAGCAGGCTGGGTGGACGTGCGCCTACGCATCCGATTACGACAAGACGGCCGCCGAGACCCTAGAGGCCTCTCGGGCCGTCGCCCTCCCGCAAGGAGGCAAGGCCATGGCACACGCCTTCATAGAGCGTGCGGACGTGCGCACGTTAACGGCGGGCACGATCCGCGCGCGCGCCGGACTGGCCAAAGGCAACATAGAACTCCTCGCTGGTGGTCCCCCCTGCCAGTCCTGGAGCAGCGCGGGTCACCAGCTTGGCTTGGATGACCCACGGGGTAAGCTGTTTGACGATTTCATTCGCATCGCCGACGGCCTCGACCCTCGATGGCTACTCCTTGAAAACGTGCGCGGTCTGCTCACGGCGCGAGGCCCCGACGGCGTGCCTGGTTCTGCGCTGACTCACATCCGCAACAAGCTTCTGAAGGTCGGCTTCCAGACCTCAGTCATCCTGCTCAACGCCGCGGATTATGGAGTGCCACAGCGGCGCGTACGGCTCTTCATGGTCGGCTTTCGGTCGGGGGATGCCCCCATGGCGCCAGCTCCGACCCACGCTAAGGCGGCTGACGTCATAGGATTGAAGTCGTGGGTGACGATGCGCGAAGCTCTTGAGTCGGTCGGCCCTTTGAACCCTGACGAGATCATCCGGCCGAACGAACGGCTGGCGGCAGAGCTGGAGTTGATCCCGCCTGGGCAGGGCGTGAAGAGTCCGGGCAAGGCGGAGAGGACCCGGCCTGGCGGCCATTGGGGCTACAAGCAGGGCGCCTTCGTCGCCGACCTCGATATGCCAGCTCGGACTGTGACGGCGAATGCGCAACAAGACTGGATCAAAGATCCTCGTCTAGGATTGCGACGGCTTTGCCCGCGGGAATGTGCCGCGCTGCAGACATTCCCGGAAGGATGGCCTTTCCACGGTCGGTTCACAACTCAGTACAAGCTCATTGGGAACGCAGTTCCGCCGGCGCTCGCGCAGGTGCTTGGGGAGGGGTTGATTGCGGCCGGCGAAGAAATCCCAGCCAGTGAACGTAAGAAATTTGTAGACTTGATGCCGCTCCCTCCAAGACTTGCATACCATGTGGCTTATACGACTAGGGAGGAGGCTTCTAATGGGAACTCTCGCCGATCTGCCCCTGCCAAACGTGTTTCCCGCTTGTCGTTGACACGCTTGGTTTCATGACATGGCGATCCTCCCGCGGCACATTGACGACGCTGCCAAAGCCAAGGCGTTATACCTCGATAACTTGAAGCCGGAAGAAGCTAAGGCGGACTGGCTCTTTGCTGTGCGTGAGGCGAGGGACTTCGCAAGCAATGCCCTGCGCGCCTCGAACTACCTCCGGGACATCGCCGCCGCTCTGACTGTCGACGCCAGACACTCTCTTGTCTTCCGTCAGTTGCTATCTCCACCGCTAAGCCAAGACCAATTCAAGCTTGTCTGCCCAGAATGGTCAAAGACGTCGGAGAACAGCGGCAAAGCTCTCAGCGAGGCGGCGGCGCGATCAACTGCAACGGCGATCTATTCTCGGTTAGATTACACCTTGGCCCCATGGATTACCGGGAGGCGTGCTGCGACTCGTAGCGATATCACGTTGTTCCTGAAAGTCGTGGCAGTGTTGCTGGCTATGCAACGTATTCAAACCGCGCGTCGAAAACGGCTTGCCAACGAACAAGAGGACGCCGTCGTAAGCCTTCTAGGCCAATATGGGTGGACCCGGCTTCCGAGTAAAACGATAGATATCAGGGCAGCCGTTCCTGCAAAGCATTTTATGCACAAAACTCGGTTTGCTACTGCGACGACAACCCCACAGGAGGTTGATATCGCGTGCGGCTTGCCAAAGACATATGTCTTGGCGATGGAATGTAAAGTTACAAATGATGAAACGAACTCTGTCAAACGCATCAATGACGTGCTAAAAAAAGCAGAGGCATGGAAAAAACATTGGGGCACGTTTGTAATCACCGCCGCCTTACTTCAAGGTGTCATAGCGCCTAAAGATGTTCAACGCTTAACGGATGCTGATGTTGAGGTCTTCTGGTCTCATGATCTAGAAAATTTCATGCAATGGCTTGCAGAGAAGCTGTGACGCAGCAGTTAGAATGCTGAGTTGAAATACTTGAGTTCAGCCTCATTTTTCTGTCCAAGTGCGCCACAGGAAGTATTTCGTCGTTAGATCGGTCCACATCATTGCGTCGGATGGATCGCGGAATTCGGCATCCTGATATTTTGCGCGTGCGGTATTTATCTTATTAAAATTTATTAGCAAATATTTAAGACAATATTTACGTAGATTTATAGATCATTTATCCTTGTTGTGCTGCCAAAATGGGCAAGTGCGGTCCCATGTTCGGCCAGATGAAGTTCGAGAATTATTCGAGATAATTTGCTTGTAACAATCCATCTGTTCTTTAAATGACGCTGCAAGCGCTTAATCGTGGTAAGAAGCCCTACTGGGCTGGTCCACACCGTCGTTCAATCCCTTCGCAATCACCCGCATCGCCCAAGCCGCCTTCCGCGCCCCCGTCCGCACCGACCACCCCTCCCGCCCCCGGCACACCGCCGCGAATGACTCCCCGTGCGCCTCGCACCAGATCCACGCCTTGAGATACTGCCGCGTCTGGTAGTCCTTCACGTACAGGTCCGGCCACCGCCACACCGGCGCATCCCCTGGCACCGGCCGCCGCTCGGCGAGGCTGACGCCGGCTCGCCGCTCCACTTCTGTCAACCAGCGCCGTACATCAGCAACGGTGTAAGGCCCTGACAAATCCGGGCCGTCCGGCGGCGGCGGTCCGGCCGCGGTCATGGCCGCGCCTCCGGCGGCAGGGCGGTCGGGAACCACCAACCCTCGGTGCGGGCCGCATCGGAGCGCATCGGCGCCGGCACTGGCCGGCCCTGGCGGCGCAAATGGTCCCGCCACGCCTCCCACCCGGCCGAGCCCGCCGGCACGAACACCGACCGCGGCGTCGCCCCACCCGCCGCCACCGGCCCGGGCGCATGGTTGCGGAACACCCCGTTGCGCAACCAGGAGTGCAGGTACTTCGGCGTCCCGCCTGGGTTCGCCGTGCAGTGCGCCGCGTAGGCCGCCGCTGCGGCGATCGCCTGGAACTGCTCGGCCGGGGTCAGCGCCGCGAACAGCGTGCGGGCCGCCTGCCGATTGGCCCAGGCGCTGCCCCGCGCCGGGTAGGCCGCCAGCAGCCGGTCGAACCGCGCCGCCACCGTGCCGGGCTCGGGTTCCGGCGGATCCTTCCCCGAAACCTCGGCAGGCCCGTGCGCCAGCCCCCCGGGATCGGGGGGTTGGGGGGGGGCCTGTCTGACGGTTCCTATGACGGTTCCCTTTAGAGGGGTGACAGCAGTGTCACCCCCGGGGGTGACAACGCTGTCACCCTCCCCGGTGTCAGGCTGACACCCCTCATCCGGATCATGGGGTGTCAGGCTGTCACCCCTCGCGGGTTCGGGCCCGGCCGGCTCGCCCGCGCTGTCACCCCTCGGCGGGGCGAGGCCGGGCAGGTGCAGCAGGTAGTGGTTGGCCCGCTGCCGCCCGGTCCGCGGGCACATCCCCTTGCGGATGGTGATGAGCCCGAGCTCGGCGAGGTCGCGCAGCTTGCGCTGCACCGTGCGCTCGCTCTGGCTGGCATCCTCCGCCAGCGCCCGGATCGTCGGGAAGGCGAGCCCGGTGCGGGCGTCGACGTAGTTGGCCAGCACCATCGCCACGAGCTTGGCGCCCGCATCCTCGATGCGCTGGGAGATGACGTAGGCGATGGCCTGCACGCTCATGGTCGGCGGGTTTCGGCAAGGCGGGGGCGTTGCGCCGCGAACCCCCTTCGGGCTCCGGGCGCGCAAGGGCCCTCGGGCCGCGCGAGGGCGCTCGCGCGGGCACGGGGGCGGCGGTTCGGGTGGGGTCGCGTCCGGCCGCGCGCCCGCCTTCGCCAAGGCGGCTCGCGCCGCGGCGGGACAGGGGGCGCACACGCGGCCGCGGGGCCCGAGAGGGGGCGCCGCGTCACGCGCGGGCAGGCAGCGATCCGGTCGGGGGGAGGGAGGGGAGGGCCGCGGATGGGCGGCCAGGCGCAGGCCCGGGGCAGGGTGGGGCTCATGACGCGGCACTCGGCGCGATGGGAAGCACGAGGCGGAGTCCGAGTCGCAGCGGCGCGGGGCGGGCCGCGCCGGGCGCTCATGGCTCGAACAGGTCGGCTTGCGCCGGCTTGGGCGGGGCGGGCTTGGGCCGGGCGGGCAGCGGCGGCGGCGGGGTCTCGCGCCGCGGCAGGTGCTCGTCGCAGAACCAGCGGCCGGAGGCGCTGCGCGCGCGCGCCAGCGCGCCGCACAGGCACAGCGGGGTCAGGGCGGGAGGGGGAGGGCGCCGCGGGCTCGTCGGCGGGGCGCGGCCGGGCCGCCTCGTCGCAGGCGCGCGCCGCGGCGGCGATGCCCTGCGCCACCAACACCGGCAGCCACGCCAGGGCGGTGAGGCCGGCGCCGAGCAGCGCGTAGCCGGTGCGGCGCCAGCCGTCGCGGGGCGCGGTCATGCCGGCTCTCCCGGTCGGGCCTCGTCGCCGCGCTGGGCCAGCTCGCCGCGCAGGGCGGCGAGGCGGGCGTGCAGCCGGGCGAGGTCGGCCTGCCGCACTGCGGCGTCGAGCCAATCCGGCGGGTGGTGAAGCAAGGCGGCCAGGAACTCGGGGCCGTAGACGCAGGTCATCAGCACCACGGTGCGGCCGTTGGGCAGCGCCTCGCGGGCGAGCCACTTGGTCACCGTGTCGACCGGCACGCCGAGGTCGGCGGCGACGCAGGCGGCGGTTTTGCTCGGGTGGGTGCTGCGCAGCCAGCGCACCATGCCGGCGGCGTCGATCTGGCTCTGCCAGTTTGTCCAGCGTTCCGGCCAAACCGGGTCGGGGCTTTCGGACGATTGTCCCACGGCGATCTCCCACGATGCAGGCGTGGGGGCGGCCACCGGGGCGGCCTCGGGCGAGGAGGTGCCGGAGACGGAGAACGACGCGAACAGGGCCGGGATCTCGGGGAGGCACTCCACGATCCCGGCCGACCACCCGGCGGCACGCTCGAGCGCATCGCCGACCGCCGTCGCCGCGCCTTCGGCCGCCTCGCAGGCGGCGTCTCGCGCCGACTGGTAGGCGGCGACGCCGAGGATCGCAGCATGCAGCTCGAGGCAGGAGAGCGGTTCGGTCATGGCGGGGAGGCTCCCGCCGCCCGGCTGGACGGAGCCTCACGGCCGAGGTCGGCGAAGTCGTTGGCGGTCACCTCGCCAGCGGTCGCGAGCATCAGCGCCCGCATCTTGCCCTTGCGCGGCGTCCGCTGGCCGTAGCGCCACTTCTCGACCGCCTTCGCCGAGCACCCCTCGCCATTGGGGAGATGCGCCCGCATGGCGCTCGCGAGCCCCTGCGGGGTCACGGCATTCCGCTTCATCCAGTGATCGAGCTTCATGTCTCACCGCCGGCGCCAAACTCCCCCATTTTGGGGTGGTTCGTCAAGCCGAGTCAGGACCGGAATGGGGGGAGACGGAAACGGGACCGTGCAGCATGGTCGCCCCGCAATGGGGAACAACCTGAAGCAGTTGCGCCAGCGCCGCGGGTGGACGATGGAACTCGCCGCCAGCGCCATGGGCTTGTCCGCGAAGGGATACGAGAAGATCGAGCGGGGCGAGCGCCGCTTGACCGCCGATCGCATCACGCGCGCGGCCGAGGTGTTCCAGGTCCCGGAGGTGGACGTGATCGGCGCGCGCAACCCGGTGCGCGTGGTCGGGCAGGTCGCCCGAGGCGGTCTGGTGACGCTCTACGATGGCAACCGTGAAGAATTTGAGGTTGCACCGCGCCCGGACGACGCTACGTTAGCAACGGTGTCGCTCGTAGTTGCGGATGGTGACGCCTTGCCTTGTGTGGCTGAAGAGGACTGGCTGATCTATCACGACGAAGAGAAGGTCGGCGTTCCCGAGGAATGGATCGGCGCGTTGTGCCACGTCTGCACCACGGACGGTGCGCTTCGGATCCGACGCATCTTCCACGGCCGCGAGCCGGAACTCTACGACCTGTTCGGCACTGGCTACGAGCCCGTTCGCAACGCCGACGTCGTCTGGACATCGAAAATCACCTGGATCAAGCCCCGGTAGGCCAGCGCGCCGCCGGGTCTCGATGACTGTCGAGGGGGCGAGCCGTGATCGAGCTGGAACTGGTAGGTGGGCATTTCGGGACCGGCAGAGGGCGTTACGCGGCCGGCGAGTTCGTGTTGCCGCGCAAGGTGCTGGTTCCCGTCGAGCACGTGGTGGCCGTCGAAGAGAGCGCCACCTTCATCGAGCGTAACATCCTCGGCTCGCTGCGCGGCATGATCGGGGGCGGCCTCGGGCTGGCCCCGGTGGCGATGATGGCCGGCCTGTTCGTCGCCCCGCTTGCCGTGGTCGGGGCGATCGGCGTCACGGCTGCCGCCATCGGCGCCGGGCTCGGAGCCTTGGGTGCCGGCGACAAGCGCGTCCTCGCGCAGATCACGCTCGACGACGGTCGCGGGTTCGTGTGCGTCTGCGACGAGGGCGTGGCCGCCCGCATCGCCGCCGAAGCGCGGACCGCCCGCGAGCTCGTCGAGCGGGAGCGCGCCCGTGCGGCCGCGGCGATCCCCGCCAAGTGGCGATCCGGCCCCGTGCTGCTGCCGGACCGCGCGGCACGGATCGCGCTGCCCGCTCCGGCACCCGTCGTCACAGCCTCGGAGCCCCCGCCGGTCGCCGGGGCGGAGGCAGGCCCGGTCTCGCCCGGTCTCCTGGAAACGGCGGAGGCGGCCCTGACGGCGACCCGAGCGCTGGCGACCGATGCCGCCGCCACGGCGACGACCGCCGCCGGCGATGCCTACGCAGCCGTTGCGGGTACGGCCGACAGTGCCTGGAAGGTCGCAGCAAACCTGTTTTCCCGCACCCCCGGCAAGGCCTGACCGTCAGAACTCCATTCTGGAGCACTATCTCCCCCGAATTGGGGTTGACCAATCTCCCCAACTTGGGGGAAATTTGGCCACCCGATATGGGGGAGTGTCATGGCGATGTCCCCGGGACCGCGGCCGGTCCCTGACGAACACCGGAGGCCCGCCCCGGCGGCGACAGGCTGCGCACCCGGTTCGATGCGCCTGGGTTGGGAAGGCTTCTGCCGATGAGCCCGCCCCGCCCGCCGGTCTTCCTCGGCCAGTACCGCGACCTCGTCATCGACGAACCATCCGAGCCGGTACTGGTGCAGGTCGCGCTGCCCTTCGGCGAGGCCGGTCCCCTGATCGACGCGGCCACCGGCCTGGGCCAGGACGAGGCGCCGGCGCTCGCCGTGCTGCTCCTCGCCGTGCCGCCGCGCTACCCGCGCACCGAGATCCTGGCCGCCGCCGAGGCGGCGGTGGCGATGCTGGAGGGCTTCCAGGCCGAAGGCCGACTGCGCGGCGGCGGCCTCGTCCCGCGGGTGGCGGCCCTCGCCGCGGCGCTGCAACGGGACGGCGCCGGCGCGGGAGGCGAGCGGTGACCCCGACCCTGGAAGCCACCTCGGGTCGGCAGATCACCCCGCTCGACATCCATGTCGGCGCCCGGGTCGCGGCGTTCCGCCGGGCCAAGGGCCTGTCGCAGACCGCGCTCGCCAAGGCGATCGGCGTCACCTTCCAGCAGGTGCAGAAATACGAGCGCGGCGCCAACCGCATCGCCGCCGCGCGCCTCAACCTCATCGCCCGCACCCTCGGCATCCAGGTGGCGAGCCTCTACGGCGACGGCACCCCGCCGGAGGCCGACGCCGTCGTGGCGCTGCTCGCCACCCCGGGCGCACCGGCCCTGCTGCACCTCTATGCCGGCCTGGCGCCGGAGCGCCGCCGCGCCCTGCTCGCCCTGCTGACGCCGCCGGCCGACGACCGGGATTGACGAGGAGCACCCGGAATGTCCGGCACTCTCGACCGCGACGGGACAGGGGTGGCCGTGCGCCCGCGCCGGCTCGCGGCGCCGCGCTCCCTACCCCTACCGACCGCGCGCCTGCTCAACCGCGGCGAGGCCGCGGCCTATCTCGGCCTCGGCCCGGCCGCGCCGCTGCCGGTGGCGCCCAAGCGGGTCCGGCCCGGCAAGCAGGGCCTGCGCTACGACCTGCGCGACCTCGACCGCTGGATCGACTCCCTCGAGGCCGGCCCCGAGACGGAAACCGACGCGCAACTGCTCGACAGGCTGATCGATGACAAAGGTGCGCGTTCCCGGCGTTAAGATCTACGTCTCCCGGGGCATCCTCTACGCCTACGATCGCGCCTCCGGCGCGCGGCTGACCCCGCCGCACGCCATCGGCACCCCGGAGTGGTGGCGCGCGCTGGAGACGATCCGCGCCAAGGCGAAGCCGAAGCCCGCCGAGGCGCCGGGCACCTGGGGCGCCCTGGTGGTGTCCTACCGGGGCAGCCCGCGCTTCCTCGACGACATCGCGCCGCGCACCCGGTCCGATTACCTGCACGTCCTCGACTACCTCGCGCCGCTGCACGAGGTCGGGCTCGACCGCTGGACGCGCGGTTTCGTGGCGACCCTGCGCGACAAGGCGCAACGCGAGCGCGGCCGGCGCTTCGCCAACTACGTGCTCAGCGTGGTGTCGGTGGTGTTCGTCCACGGCATCGAGCGCGAGCTGGCCGAGACCAACCCGGTGCGCGACGTGCGCAAGCTGCGCCGGCCGAAGAACCAGCCGCGGGCCAACCGGCCGTGGTCGTCGGAGGAGTGGGAGGCCGTGATCGCGGCGGCACCGCCCGAGCTGCTGGCGCCGATCCTGCTCGGCGGCGTACTCGGCTATCGCCAGGGCGAGGCGCTGTCGGTCAAGCGCGACAGCTGGAACCGCGAGGCGGGCACGCTCACGCGCGTTTCGGCGAAGAGCGGCAAGGTGGTGAAGGTGCAGGCGCCGGAGACCGTGGCCGCGGCGCTGGCGCGCCTGCCGGCGCACGCGGCGGCGACGCTGCTGGTCAACAGCCGCGGCCGGCCGTGGCGCGAGGACGGCTTCCGCGGCTCGTTCTTCCGCCTGATCCGGCGGCTGGAGGCGGAAGGCAAGGTCGCGGACGGCCTGACCTTCCACGGCCTGCGCCACACCGCGGCGACGCAGATGCGCCAGCTCGGGTTCGACACGCGCACGATCGCTGACATGCTCGGCCAGGAGACCGAGGGCATGGCGGCGCACTACTCGCGCGAGGCCGACCTGGAGCCGAAGCTGCGGGGCGTGGTGGACAAGCTGGACGAGGCGAACAGGACGCGCGGCAGGCGTGTCTAA